GCAGCCGCAAGAGAGCGTCTTTCCGTTACGCAGGGCATCCATTCGGGAGACGGTTTCGGCGCCGCAGTCACAGCGGCAATGCCAACGGCGCTGGCCGCGCTGGGTGCTGGGGCCTTCGGAGATTACGAGGAGCCGGCCGAAACGTTGACCAGCAAGCTCCATACGGCCGGCATACTTACGAGGCATCGGAACTCATCCTTCCGGTGTCGTGGCTCCGGCTGGATTGCACTCCGGCCGGAGCTTTCTACTGCCTGAATTGTATCGCTTCGAGGGGGCCTAGTGGCGATTACCCTGACTAACAGCATAATCCGCGACTATGTTCAGCACCTTGGGCATCCTCGCCCTGCGGACGGTGTTCTCCACCTTGTAGGGTTCCGTTCGGCGTCACCCTACGGCGCGGAGGGGATTGCGATCTCCATTCACGAACCGGCCTTCGATAGATTCGACGATGCGGTGGGCTACTTCGGCTCCGATTTGGAGATCTATGTCTCGACGGTGGACCCCGGCGCCACGTGGACGCGACGCCCGCCCAACCCCAGGGGCGCCGCGCATCTCCTGGGGCTCGAGGACGGCGGCAAACCCTACACCTACGGGTTCGGGCTGCACAAAGGCCGCCCCGCGCTGGTCCAGGCGGGCACGGTGACGGTACGCCGTGACCGTGACCGGGACGGCACCGCGGAAGCCGGCGAGCCGGTCTCTACCGGGTGGTACGGGGTGAATTTCCACTCCGGCGGGAGACCGCTCGCCGTGGGCGCCTGGAGTGCGGGCTGCCAGGTCTTGCCACAGCCCCAGTTCAAAACGTTCTACGATGCCTGCAAGGCGAGCGGGCAGAGCAGTTTCATCTACTATCTTGTAGACGGGAAGAAGTTCGGCACCTGGTTTGACACGGAGCGACCCTGATGGCGATTGAGGAGCCCTTCGCGCCGGAGACGTGGACCCCGACGACGGCGGCGCGGAGCGAATTGCGTCCCGGCGGGGAGAGTGGTCCCGAGGCGAAGCCGCAGGCCCCGGACGTGGCCAGGGCCGGCTGCGGCGTTGCGGTGCTTGGCCCGCCGCCTGTCGCCAAAAGAAGCTGATGTCTGACCCTTCCCGCAACCGCCGCCCATCTGTAGTCGGCCCCGCTGCCGCCGTGGCTACCGTCGCCGCTGCGGTTGGCCTCGCGTCGTTCTGGAACCGCCCGAAACCGCCGAAACCGACGCCCACGCCGCCGCCGGCCGCGAGTGGCTCCGTCGTCACCGTCCGCAGTGCCAGCGACCTCAAAAGCTTTCGACCGAACACCACCTATAAATTCGCGCCCGGCTTCACGCACCGGCAGCAGGTTTTCCTCCGGAACGTTCCCGGCCTGACGCTGCTCGACTGGCGGATTGATGGCGCGGCTGAGTCCTGCCTCTACGTCGAAGGGTGCTCGAAGCTCGTTATCCGGGGCGGGGCGTTCACGAACAGCCGTACGAAGACGGGGATCCTGATCTCCAAGGCCACGCCGGCCCCGCTGATCGACGGCGTCACCTGCACCGGGAACGGCGAGCACGGCGTCTATATCGGGGACGGCACGAACGACGGGTTCCAGGTCCTGCGGGCGAACCTCTCCAACAACAAGAGATGCGGCATACAAATTAACCCGGAGATTGGCGGCGACCGCAGCGTCAAAGGCGGGAAGATCGTCGGCTGCACTATCCGGGGGAACGCGAAGTCACAGGGCGCGGCCATGAACCTCGGCGCCTGGCAGGATGGGCTGGTAGAAGCCTGCACCATCGAAGACAACGCGAAGGGCATCGCGCTCTGGAAAGGGGACGGCGCGCAGGCCTCCCGCAACGTGCGGATCGAGCGGAACACCATCCGCCGGAACGGGAGCGGCTACTCGCTTCAGTGCACGAACGGGAGCAGCGGGCATAAGCTCCTGAACAACACCTTTGACCGGAAGCCCGTGCCGGGCGGCTGGACGAGTGGGCCGCCGGCCAAAACGAACTCAGGTCCCGGTGCCGCGAAATGGTGAAGATGGCAACTACCGAGAACCTTCACCCGGAGCCGGAGCGGGTCGCTATTGACAGCCTGCGCCCGCATCCCCGAAATTACCGCTCCCACCCGGACGATCAAATCGACCACCTGATGCAGTCCATTCAGGAGCATGGCCTGTATCGGAACGTCGTCCTAGCGCGGGATGGCACGATCCTGGCCGGGCACGGCGTGGTTCAGGCGGCCCGGAAGCTGGGGCTGCCCGAGGTGCTCGCGGTGCGGCTCGACGTGGAGCCGGACTCCCCGCTCGCGCTCAAGGTGCTGACTGGAGACAATGAGATCGAGCACCTCGCGGAGCAGAATGACCGGCTGCTCTCGGAACTCCTGAAGGAGATCAGTCAGGAGGCGCCGGCCGGGCTGGTCGGGACTGGCTACGACGAAGCGATGCTGGCGAACCTGGTGTTCGTGACGCGGCCGGCAAGCGAGATTGAGGGTGTAGACGAGGCACGTCACTGGGCGGGGATGCCGGATTACGATGAGGGAGAGACCCCGTTCCAGTTGACGATCAGCTTTGAGAACGAGGACGTGAGGGCGCAGTTCCTCGCGCAGATCGGCGCTTCCGTCGTCAACAAGAAGACGGGGCGCGTAACGTCGATCTGGTGGCCGGAGCGGGAGCGGTATGATCTCGCCTCGGTGCGGGTTGAAGCCGCGTGATTCTGCCGCGCTACCCGGTTTATATCCCGTCGAAGGAGCGGGCCGATTGTTGCGCGGCGGCGAAGGCTCTTTCCCGTGATAACGTGCCCTTCTTCCTCGTGGTCGAGCCGCAGGAGGCGAGCCTCTACGCCGGCTGCTTCGGCAGGGAGCGGGTTCTCGTCCTGCCGTGGGATAATCCGGGGAGCGTTATCCCCGCGCGGAACTGGATCAAGGATCACGCGACGAGAGCCGGGCACCTCCGCCACTGGCAGTTAGACGACAACGTGAAGGGGATAAGGCGGCGCTGCCCGGATGGGATGCGGCTCCCCTGTGCGGCGGGTCCGGCCTTCTCGGCCGTTGAAGACTTCGTCGACCGCTATGAAAACGTCGGGATTGCCGGCCTTAACTATCAGATGTTCCTGAAGGCGGGGCAGCGTCTCCCGCCCTTCTATCTGAACTGCCGGGTCTATTCCTGTGCCCTCGTTCTCAACACCCTGCCCTATTGCTGGCGGGGCCGTTACAATGAGGACGCCGACTTCTGCCTTCAAGTCTTGTCGGGCGGTTACTGCACGGTGCTCATGAACGCCTTCATGATCGACAAGCCGAAGACGATGGCGGTCAAAGGCGGCAACACCTCTACCCTCTATCAGGGGGATGGCCGCCTGAAGATGGCTCGCGCCCTGGAGCGTCTTTGGCCCGGCGTTGTCACCGTCAACCGCAGGTTTCAACGCCCGCAGCACGTCGTTAAAGACGCCTGGAAACGGTTCGATACGCCGCTTAAGCTGAAGCCGGGGATCGACCTCGCGGCGATGGAGCCGAACGAGTACGGGATGGTCCTGAAGCAGGTGAAGCCCATCAAGAGCGAGGCCCTGCGGAAGCTAGTAGCGGGGGAGTAAGGCAGTGGCCGCCGAGTGGGAGCAGCAGCCGGGCGAAACCCCGGCAGCCTGGCGGGCCTTCTGTGTCTACCGGGACCTCGGGCCGGGCCGTTCGATTGATGCCGCGTGGAAGAAACACACGGGCCAGCAAGCGAGCCTCAAGCGGGCAGCACGTCGTTGGTTCACCTGGAGTGTCGCTTACGGGTGGGAGGCGCGGACCCGCGAGTATGACGCCCACATCGAACGCGAAACCCGCCAGCGGGCCGAGGTTGAAACCATCAAGCGGCGGGCCGAGATGCTCCGCAAGCACCAGCAGGCCGGCGAGTTGCTCCGTGCACGCGGCGTCGAGTACTTCGCGGCCCAGAAGGTGGACGACGGGCGCACGGCTATCGCCGCGGTGAAGACCGGGATCGACGTGGAGCGGCAGGCCGAGGGGCTGCCGACCTGGGTTGTGGAGTTGCTCAATGCAGACGAGTCCGACCTCCGCCGGCAAGCGACCGAGCTGGACGCTCGAAGACGAGCGGCGCTGGCTCTTGACCCAGAGACTGCTGGAGACGCGCTTTCCGTCCGCGCCGGCCGGAACGGGCACGGCAGCCCGGAGTTACAGCCCGCATCAGCCGACCCCGAAACAGGCCGAGTTCCTGGGGCTGACGGCCCGTGAGGCCCTCTACGGCGGCGCGGCAGGAGGGGGAAAGTCGGATAGCTTGCTCATGGCGGCCCTGCAATACGTGCACGTTCCTGGCTACGCGGCGCTCTTGTTCCGGCGCTCCTATGCGGACCTGTCGCTGCCCGGCGCCCTGATGGACCGGGCCAACGATTGGCTCCGGGGCACCGATGCGAAGTGGAACGCGACGACGAAGACCTGGCTCTTTCCGAGCGGCGCCACCCTGACGTTCGGTTACCTGGAGACCGAGAATGACAAGTATCGCTACCAGGGTGCGGAACTGAATTTCATCGGGTTCGATGAGCTGACCCAGTTCAGTGAGACTTCATACCGCTACCTGCTCTCTCGGCTGCGGCGTGAGGGCGGCAGCGTGATCCCGTCCCGGATGCGCGCGGCCAGCAATCCCGGCGGCATCGGGCATGAGTGGGTCAGAGCGCGGTTCGTCAATCCCGGAGACCCGGAACGACCCTTCATTCCGGCCCGGCTGGAAGACAATCCGCACCTGGACCTGACCGACTATGAGGCGTCTCTGGCGCTGCTTGATCCTGTCACGCGCGCGCAGCTTCGGGCCGGTGACTGGGACGTGCTGCCCGAAGGGCGGCTCTTCAAAAGGGAATGGTTCCCCGTGGTGGAGCCCCGTGACGTGCCGGCGAACCTGAAGGTGGTTCGCTTCTGGGACCTCGCCGCGACGGAGCCGAAGCTCGGCCACGATCCGGACTGGACAGCCGGCGTGAAGCTCGGGCGCACGGAAGGCGGGACCTTCTACGTGCTCGACGTGCGCCGGGCGCGGGAACGGCCGCAGGGCGTGGAAACACTGATCCTGCGGACGGCGGGAGAGGACGGAGCCGCCGTGCCGATCTGGATGGAGCAGGAGCCGGGCAGCAGCGGCGTGGGAGTGATCGACTATTACACGCGGCACGTGCTTGGCGGCTATACCTTTCGGGGGCTGCGGTCCACAGGCCTCAAAGAGGTGCGGGCCGGTCCCGTCTCCTCACAGGCGGAAGCCGGCAACGTGAAGCTCGTCCGCGGCGCCTGGGTGGGCGCCTTCCTTGACGAGATCGGCGCCTTTCCGACCGAAGGCGTCCACGACGATCAGGTAGACGCGCTGTCGGGCGCTCACGAACGGTTGGCGATCAAGCGCGCCACCAAGGTCTACGCCCTCTGATGCAGCTCGCTCGTTACGATCCGCCTCCCCGTGCCGGCCTGATCGCCGGGATGCAGCGGTTGTTCCGCGTCATTTTTCCCAGGCTCGGCCAGCCCACAGGTACGAGCGCGGGCGGGTGGCGTTCGTGGAATACCTGGCTGCTGCCCGGCACGACCAGCAACTACGCGAAGAAGGCCGGCTGGGTCGCGCACAACAGCGCGGTGAGCATTTGCCTGACCGTCTATGCGGACAACTTCCCGGAGGCGCCGGTCCAGGTAGTCAGGAAGCGCCGGGACGGCACGGAAGACCCGCAGGATAACCATCCGCTCCTGCGGCTCCTCGACCGCCCGAACGACGAGTATGACGGGGACGCGCTGAACGCGGCGACCATCGTGTCTTACCTGCTCGACGGGAACGCGTACTGGCTGAAGGAGCGGGACGGGTTCGGGGTGAT